CGTTCCGACGACGGACGCGAGCCGATCCGCCGGCCGGCGGAGGCCTACGTCTGGGACCAACCCAATCCAGAGATGACGCCGATGGAGTTCTGGGAGCAGGTCTTCTGCTCGCTCCTGCTCGACGGCAACGCGTTTATCGAGACGGTGCGCCACCGCAACGGCACGCAGCAGATCGCCGAGCTGTGGCCGATCGAGCCGCTGGCGGTCAACGTCGGACGCACGAAGGACGGCCGCAAGGTCTTCGAGATCCCCAACAGCGGCACGTACGACACCACCCAGATCCTGCACATCCCCGCCTTGCGCCGGCCAGGCCAGGAGCGCGGCATGTCCCCGATCGCCGCGGCGCGTGAAGGCATCGGCGTCGCTATTGCGTCCGAACGCCTGGCCTCGAAGTTCTACGGCTCGGGCTCGGTCCTGTCCGGCCTGCTCGAGGTCGACGCCGATCTGAGCGGCAAGCAGGACGTGGTGCGCGCGCTGGTGGCGAACTTCAACCAGCTGCACCAGGGGACGGACAACGCGTTCAAGATCGGCGTGACCGACAACGGCGCCAAGTTCCGGCAGCTGTCGATCCCACCCGAGGATTTGCAGTTCCTCGAATCGCGTAAGTTCCAGGTCGAGGAGATCTGCCGGCTGTACCAGGTTCCGCCGCACATGGTCGCCTCGGTGGAGAAATCGACGTCGTGGGGCACCGGCATCGAGCAGCAGGGCATCCAGTTCGTCGTCTACTCGCTGCTGCGCTGGGCGCGTCGCACCGAACAAGCTGTTAGCAAATTCTTGTTACCGCCGCGCGAACGCTACGCGCGCTGGAACTTCTCGGCGCTCTTGCGTGGCGACAGCGCGGCCAGGGCGACCTTCTACGCCCAGGGCCGCACCGGCGGCTGGCTGTCGATCAACGACGTGCGCCGCCTCGAGGAGCTGCCGCCGATCGACAACGGCGACGACTATCTCCAGCCGATGAACTTCTCGGTCGTCGGCGAAGAGCCCGAACCGCAACCAGTCGAAGAGCCGGTTCCGGATTTCAGCGAGAACGGAGCGCGGCATGCCCTGGCACGTTGATCGCGACCACGCCGGCTGTCCGGCGTCGAAACCGTGGGCGGTCGTCAAGGATTCCGACGGTTCGGTCGCTGGATGTCATGCAACGGAGGACGACGCAATGTCGCAGATGGCCGCGCTCTACGCCAACGACCGCTCGCTTGACCGCGACGTCTTCGGTCACGAACGGCGTCTGCTGCCACTCGCCGAGATCGAGGTCCGCAAGGAAGACGACGATGGCCGGCGTCTGCACGGCTATGCGGCCGTCTTCGACCGGCGCGCGGCGATCAGCGGCTTCGGCGGGCCGTTCATCGAGAGCGTCGCGCCGGGCGCGTTCAAGAAGTCGATCGACGAACACGATGTCAAGCTGCTGTTCAACCACGATCCCAGCCTGATCCTCGCGCGCAACCAGGCCGGCACCCTGCGCTTGCAGGAGGACCAGCGCGGCTTGCGCGTCGACGCTGATCTACCGGAGACGACCACCGGCCGCGACATCGCCATCAGCCTGGCGCGCGGCGACATCAGTCAGATGTCGTTCGCTTTCGACGCCATCCGCGACGAGTGGAACTACCAGGCCGATCCGCCCGAGCGGCGCTTGCTCGAGGTGCGGCTGTACGACGTCTCGGTCGTCACCAATCCGGCCTACGCCGATACGACCGCGAGCGTGCGCGCGCTGCGCAGCATGGGCGTCGGCGATGCGTTCATCCGCGCCATCCAGCAGCGATCCCAGCAGGAACCGCACACAGCGGACCGTCACGCCGGCGATGAGCCACCTGACGGCGAGCACGAGACCACGCCGGCGACGAGCCACCTGGTCTCGCACGAGCGGCGACTGCGCGTGTTGTCCGTCATGTACGACCTGGAACTAGGAGAGTTGGCCAATGTCCAAAGTGGCTGAGATGACGCTGGTCGAGAAGCGCAACTACCTCTGGACCCGTATGCGGGAGATCATGGACGTCGCGCGGGAAGAGAAGCGCGACCTGACGGCCGAGCAGGCAGTCGAGTTCGACCGGCTGGAGACCGAGCTCAACGAGTGCGGTACGCAGCTGCGCGAGACCGAGCGCGAGCGCGAGCGCCAGTCGCGCTACGACAACCTGCTCGAGGTGGCTGACCGGAAAGCCTCGCGTGACGCGGCGCGCCTGGTGACCGAGGGCCGGCAGCAACCGACCGCGACCGACGAGTACCGCAACGCCTTTATCCACTGGATGCGCCACGGCCGCGACGGCATGACGCCGGAACTGCGCAAGGTGATGCAGACCGGCTATCAGGCCGACACGCCCGACGAAGCGCGCGCCCAGACGGTGACGACGACCGGCGGCGGCTACCTGATCCCCGAAGGCTTCCGCGCCGAGCTGATTCGCGCCATGAAGGCCTTTGGCGGTGTGCGCGAAAACTCGCGCGTGATCACGACCAGCGGTGTCAACCCGCTCATGATCCCGACCATCGACGACACCAGCAATACCGGCCGGCTGCTGACAATCAACACGCAGGTCACCGAGACCGCGATGACCTTCGGGACGGCGCAGCTGGATGCCTATAAGTACACCTCCGACCTGGTGCTCGTGCCGGTCGAGCTCATGGAGGACGCGGCGTTCGACATGAACGGCCTGGTCAACTCCATCCTGGCCGAACGCCTCGGACGTATCACCGAGACGCAGTACACGACCGGGACCGGCACGAATCAGCCCAACGGCGTCGTCACCGCAGCCGCTTCGGGAAAAGTGGGCACGGCCGGCCAGACGACGACGGTGACGGCCGATGACATCATGGACCTGTTCCACTCGCTCGATCCGGCGTACCGCGGCGGAGCGAAGTTCATGATGAACGATGCAACGGTCGCCGCCGTCAGGAAACTGAAGACCGGCGTCAGTGGGGACAACACCTACCTCTGGCAGCCAGGTCTCCAGGCGGGAGCGCCTGACCTGCTGCTGGGCCGGCCGGTGATCGTCAACCAGAACATGGCGGTCATGGCGGCCAGTGCGAAGTCGATCCTGTTCGGCAACTTCGACAACTACTGGATTCGTGACGTGTCCGCCATCCGCTTCGTGCGCATGGACGAGCGCTACGCCGATTACGACCAGGTCGGATTCGTCGTCTTCCTGCGAACCGACGGCGACCGCGTCGGACCGAGCGGCTCGATCAAGTACTACCAGAACCCAGCGGCCTGACGGAACGACAGGAGGGATCGATGGCGGAGGCAACACCCAGGAAAGTCAAGATCCGCACGCTCGTGGCGCTGTCCGGCGCTGACATCAGCCTGGCGGCCGGCGACGAGTGGGAAGTTGACGAGGAGGTCGCCACGGCACGTATCGCCGCGGGCCTCGCCGAGGCCATCGATCCCGCACCTGCACCAGCAACCGAACGCCGTACAACCAAGCGAGCCGGCAAGACGGTCGAGACGACCAGCACCGCGCCGGCAGAGGAGCGCGAAGAGCCGTGACCGTCGAGGGAACAGGGCATCACCTGATCGAGAAGGGCACCCCGGAGAGTCTGGAGATGCGCTGGTACAGCAACGGCGAGCTGATCGATCCAGGTACGGTAACGATCGGGATCGTCGACGCGCGCGGCGCTGAGGTCGTCGCCGCCGGCACGGCCACGACCGGCGCCGGCGTGGCGGCGCGCGCCTACGCGCTCACGGCTGACCTGGCCGCCGCCTGCGACGTCTACAGCGTCACCTGGACGCCGGACGCCGACTACGGACCGCAGACGCAGGAGGTCGAGATCATCGGCGAGCATCTGTTCACCCTCACCGAACTGGCCTACTTCGACGATCGCGCGGTCACCGTGGCCGGCATCCCGACATCGCGTATGGAACGCATGCGCCGGCGGCTGATGGACGAGTTCGAGGAGATCTGCGGCGTGGCGTTCATGCCGCGCTACCGGCTGCTCGAGGTCGACGGCACTGGACGCAGCGACGTGCTGCTGCCGAATATCCGCGTCACGGCCATCCGCTCGATTGACTACCGCGACAGCGGATCGTCGGAGTGGACGGAGTTCTCTGCCGGAGAACTGGCCGACGTGCGCTTCTCGTCGTGGGGACGGGTGCAGCGCGAGACGCTAGGGACGTTTACCTACGGCCTCGGCAACTGGCGCATCGGCTACGAGCACGGCTGGAAGACGGTACCGGCGGACATCAACGACGCGGCGCTGACGGCGGCGCGCTACCTGATCGTACCGTCGAACCTGTCGAGCCGCGCGCTGCAACAGTCCGCGGACTTCGGCACGATCCAGCTCGCCACGGCCGGCCGGCATGGAGACCACTATGGCATCCCTGCGGTCGATAGCGTGCTGGACCGGCGCTGCGAAAAAGTACCGGCGGTCGGCTGATGACCGTCGCGACGTCGATCCTGCCGGCACTGCTGGACGCGATCCAGGACGGATTGACGTCGGTCGGCGGCCTGGCCGGCGTGACCGTCGTCTCCGGTCCGGCCGACGCCGAGGATCTGGGGAAGGAGTACGTCGCGGTGGGACTGAACGATCCGTCGATCACCTTGCCGCAGGCGCCCGGCGCCCAGGATCTGCGCTACCGCAAGGAGGCGATTTCGATCCCGTGCGAGCTGCGCGCCAACGGTCCGGGCAAGGGCGAGCCGAACATCCGCGCGGCGCGCGACCGGGCGTTCGAGATCTTCGCGCTGGTTGAGACGTGGGTGCGCGCGAACAAGACGGCGGGCATCCCGGCGGTCGACGCGCTCAGCATCCGTAACGTGCAGTGCAACCAGGGCGCGGACGACGCCGGCCGGCACTGCGTGATCCGCTTCGACCTGGATACGAACACGTCGCTGATTGACAGCGAGTAGGAGGCGGCATGGTCAAGGTGTTTTACATCGGGCCGAGCAGGACCGGCGTGGACGTGGCCATGCCGGACGGCAGCGGCGCGCACGTCGAACACGGCGCGGCGCTGGAGACGACCGAGGAACACGCAACATCACTTACCGAGCAAGCAGAAAACTGGTCGACAAGCGCTCCGTCGAAGGCCAAGGCGACGCCTTCGTCGTCTCCGCCGGCGGCGAGCAAAGCTGACGGCGAGGAGGGAGCGTAGATGGCCATTCGTACAGGATTAGCGGCACAGCTCGGGATCAAGGCCGAGACGGTGTACGGCACCGCGGTCACGGTCGATCGATTCTTTTACGTCGAGACGGCGAGGATCAACCCGCTGATCCGCAAGCGACGGGTCAACGCGCGCGGCGCCGGGATCGTGCAACGCACCAACCTGTCGCAGACGGTGTTGACCGGCGCAACCGGCCAGTTCGTGTTGCCGGTGATGGACTCGAGCTTCGGGATCTTCAACAAGCTGCTGCTCGGCGCGAACACGACGACGCAGGTTGGCGGCACGGCCGAGTACACGCACTCCGGCGTGATCGACACGACGGCGGCCGGCTACGGCGCGTCGTACACGGCGCAGCTGGGCGTGCCTGGTACCGACGGGACCGTGCGCGTCTTCACCGCCGAGGGCGGTAAATGCACCGGCTGGGAACTGTCCTGCGCCGAGGGCGAGCACATGCAGCTCCAGATCGACATGGACTTCGAGACGGTCGTGACCGCGACCGCGCTGGCGACGCCGTCGTTCCCGTCCGGCTGGACGCCGTACGTCTCCGAGGACTGCACTTGGACGATCGGCGGCTCGGCGGTCTTCGTGCGTGACTGGACGATCACCGGCACGCCGACGGTCGACGTCGACCGTCG